TACAATATGCTCATGGAGTATAAGGGAAATGTCACCGTTAAGATTGACGGGATTGCCGCCTCTGCTGCATCCGTTGTTGCAATGGCAGGATCGACCGTCGAGATTTCACCCTTGGGGATGTTGATGATTCACAATCCCATGACCGTCTCCATCGGCGATACACATGAGATGGAGCGGACGATTACCTTCCTTGCCGAGATCAAGGAGAGCATCATCAACGCTTATGAGATCAAGACGGGGCTGTCCCGCGCGAAGATTTCGCGGCTAATGGATGCCGAGACGTGGATGAACGCAAAGAAGGCAGTGGAGCTTGGATTTGCGGATTCTGTTCTCTATGCGGACGTTCAGCGTCCTATGACGGATACGGCAGATGGGCTGATCTTCTCCCGCGCCGCCGTCACGAACTCTCTGCTCTCGAAATTCGGGCGGGAGACACACAATGTCGATGCAGAGCCGTTTAAGAAGCGGCTCTTTTCTATTTCACATTAAGGAACTAATGGAGGGACAAGAACATGGATAAGATCATGGCAATGCGCGAGAAGCGTGCAGAAATGTGGGAACAGGCAAAGCAGTTTCTGGATTCTCACGAAAAGGACGGGCATCTCACAGCCGAAGATGCCAAGGCGTATGAGCAGATGGAGAACGAGGTGCTTGCGCTCGGGAAGGACATCGAGCGCATGGAGCGTCAGGCGATTCTTGACGCACAGCTTGCAAAGCCCGTGACGGCAGCGATCACCAATCTGCCGAGGGCAGGTGCAGGATTCGCCTCTGAAAAGACTGGACGTGCAAGTGAGGCGTACCGCTCGGCAATGCTCAAGGCACTTCGCACGAACTTCCGGCAGGTGGAGAACGTCCTGCAGGAAGGCGTGGATGCAAACGGCGGCTATCTCGTTCCCGAGGAATACGATCAGCGTCTGATCGACGTTCTGAATGAGGAGAACGTCCTGCGTCCGCTTGCGACGGTCATCACAACGAGCGGCGAGCACAAGATCAATATCGCCGCCACGAAACCTGCGGCTGCGTGGATTGAGGAGGGGGCGCCGCTCACCTTCGGGGACGCGACCTTCGATCAGATTGTTCTCGACGCACACAAACTCCACGTTGCGGTCAAGGTGACGGAGGAACTACTCTATGACAACGCCTTCAACCTTGAGAACTACCTCATCGAGCAGTTCGGAAAGGCACTCGGCAACGCTGAGGAGGATGCGTTCCTGAACGGCGACGGGACGCACAAGCCGAAGGGACTTCTTTCCTCGGCGAAGACATCCGTCACCACGACAGCGGCAGACCTCAAGGCGGACGAACTCGTGACGCTCGTCTACAGCCTCAAGCGTCCCTACCGCAAGAATGCGGCGTTCATCGTCAACGACCAGACACTTGCAAGCATCCGCAAACTCAAGGACGCGAACGGTGCGTATTTCTGGCAGCCTTCGTATCAGATGGGCGAACCCGACCGTCTGCTCGGCTACCCCGTCTACTCCTCAGCATATATGCCAGCTATTGCAGCAGGCAAGACCGTCATCGCATTCGGTGACTACTCCTACTACAACATCGGGGATCGCGGCACCCGTGCGCTGCAGGAACTCAAGGAACTGTTTGCGGGCAACGGCATGGTCGGCTACGTCATGAAGGAGCGTGTGGACGGCAAGCTCGTTCTTGAAGAGGCTGTGCAGACGCTCAAGATGAAGGGCTGATAAATTATTCGCCAATTTGACGGGTTTTATTTTATCAGCGATTTCATAGACTTGCGGCAAAGAGGGGAGGTGGTTCTATGCTTGTGCCGCTTGCAGCAGTGAGGCAATATCTGCGGATTGACAGTGATGAGGAGGATGATCTCCTCGCACACTTTACGGAAACCGCAGAACAGATTTGCACTGCTCTTTTACGGGTAAAGGACATATCGGAGGTCGAAGACCAAGCAATCGTGCGTGTCGCAATACTCTACGCCGTGTCCTATATCTACGAACACAGAGAAGAAGCGGATCATCGAGGGCTTGCGCTGACGCTACGGTCGCTTCTCTTCGGTGTGCGGAAGGAGGGCTTTTAGATGCAGGTATCCATGAGCGAACTGCGTCATCGCATTTCTATCCTGCGTCCCGTGATGGATACGGATGATGAGGGGAATATCCTCGCGCAAACAACACAGAAAGTCGGTAAAGCGTGGGCACTCGTTCTGCCCTTTGCTGCGAAAATCTCCGACGGGTATGCGGAGAAAGTGCAGGAGGTAGATTACCGCATTGTCATACGCTACCGCACAGATGTCCGCGTGACGGATCGTATCCGTTGGGATGGCAAAACGCTCATACCTATCGCGCCGCCGTATCCGCTTGGCGGGAAGAAACAATGGCTTGTCATAGAATGCAGGGAGTTGGTGGAAGATGGCTAGATACCGAGGTTTTGTCTCTGCCGAGAAGATCCTCTCGGAACTTGGTGCGGAGGCGACGGCTGCGGCAAAGGAGGCACTCGCCGCCAGAGCGGACGATGTGGTCGCAGAGGCAAAGAACCGCTGTCCCGTCTATACGGGAACAGATAAGCGCGTGGTAAAGGGCGCACTGCGCGACTCCATCCATAAGCGACTGCGACGCAAGGACGGTTCTGTTTGGAGGATCGCGGCAGATGCCGAGTCGCAGGATGGCGTTCCCTATGGCGTACTCGTCGAGTTCAGCCCGCGCATCAACAAGCCGTTTCTCTATCCCGCGCTCGATGCCAAGAAGGACGGGATCCGTTCTGCCATCGTCGATGCCGTCCGTATGGCAATACGGAGGAGAGGGAAATGAGTACGGCACGGATGGTGTATCAGGCACTTGTGCGCTCCAAGACACTCTCGCAGCTTCTCGCTCACGGAAAGAAGGGCATCTATCACGGGCGCAGTCCCGATGCGGGGACGTATCCGATACTCGTTTATTCGGTGATCTCGGATGTTCCTGCGCTCTCAGTCGATGGTGCGGAACTGGAACGGCGTGTAACGGTGCGTATCCACATTATGACGAAGGACGGACGGTTTCGGGAGATTCATAAAGCCGTGCAGAACGCGCTTTTGCCAATCGGCTTTATAAGGGCGCAGACGCAGGAACTGATAGAGAAAGATATATTCGTGGAGATCACAGATTACAGAACAGCAATGGAGGGAGAATAATATGCCAAGTCCAACACCAACAGCAAAGCCTGCCGCAAATCTTACGAGCGGGCAGTTCATCAACATCCAGAAACTTCATATCGCCAAGATGCTCACCGATGTAGCAGGAGGAGCGGCGACCTACGAAGCTCCGATTCCGCTTGGGAAGCTCTTGCGCAAGGTGGACATCAAGCCGCAGACGAATCAGGCGGAGCTTTTTGCCGACGGTCAGTCCGTGGATACGGCGTCGAATACCGCATCCTACGATCTGACGTTTGACACGGCTGCGCTTCCTTTGGAATACACGGCGTATCTCCTTGGACACAGTATCGAGAACGGCGTGATGAAGGCGGGCAAGGACGATGTCGCTCCGTACTTCGCCGTGCTCTTTCAGTCGGATAAGCGCAACGGGAAGAAGCGTTTCACCAAATTCTACAAAGTCCAATTCACGGAACCGTCCGAGAGCGGCAACTCGAAGCAGGAGAGCATCCAGTTCGACACGCCGACGCTCACGGCAAAGGCGATCTACCGTATTTCCGACGGGCTGTCCTACGCCAAGGCTGACGAGGAGGCGGCGGGCTTTGCCGCTGAGACTGGGACGAAGTGGTACGAGCAGGTATGAGGGAGCGTATCATGGAAAAACCAACGCTATGGATTGCGGGCAGGGAAATCACGCCGAACCCTCCGAAGATGAAGGTCTGGCGTGAGTTCCTTGCCTTTTTTGATGCCGACAAGGAAGGATTGAGCCTTGAAGATTTTCTGGATGCACACGTCCGTCTGATTGTCCTTGGATTCGGACGGGAGGAAGTGACACGAGAATCCGTGGAGGAGAATGTCGATGTTGCGGACATTGTTCCACTGACACGCGCACTCTTTCGATGGGTTCAGTCATTGACGTTTTCCAAATTGGTGAACCTCCCAAACGGAGAGACGGGGAAAGAGGCGTAGTTCTTTCTCCGTACCAGAATCTACTGCGCTACTACGAGCGGCTGCAGTCCGCCTATGGGTGGACAATGCAGGAAATCGACAGGCATGAGATTGCGTTCCTGCTCGATCAGCTTGTAGTAACAGCGATCTGCGAAGAAAGATTGTCCGAGCGATTTATTGACGACGTGATGTAGGGAGGGGATAGGGTGGCAAAGCGCGGACAAAAGATTGATGAACTCTATCTCGATATCGGTCTCAACATCGCACAGCTGCAGCTGGACTTTGACACGGCAGGGAAAACCGTCTCGGATTCCATTGCACGCCTCAACAGCAAGGCGAATAATATCCATCTGAAGTTGGATGCCGACCTCGCGAAACTCGACGGTGTGGGGACAGAACTGGATAAGATCAAGGTGCGTCATCAGGCGATCAACCGCGAGTTGGATATTCAGCGGCAAAAAGAACAGATTCTTGCTGCTGTTTTGCAGTCTGCCAAGAAGAATGACGGCGTGGATAGTGCGTCCTATCGCCGTGCGGAGAGCAATCTCCTGCGGCAGCAGCGGACGGTCGCACAGACCGAAGCCGAGGTGCGGAAACTGAATGCACGGCTCAAAGAGAGCGCCGTCCTCTCCGGCACGTTCGGCGGGCGTATCTCAGCGGGAATGACGGCGGCACAGGCGGG